GCCCGCCTTAACCTGTTTAAGCGAATACTAGACGGCACGATTTACGACGTGTTGCCCTATGAATTTCAGGACGAGCGTACCTCTGCGGGCGAATACATCCCGTTGCGTCAACGCCGCCCAAGTGTCCGGTATCCACTGGCCCGCATTGTCGTCGATGACAGCATCAGTCTGGTCTTCAGCAATGACCATTTTCCAACGGTGGACACCGACGACGGCGAACTGCGTGCCATCTTCTCCGACATCACGTCAGAGACACGTCTGAACACTGTCATGCAGGAGGCAGCGTTACGCGGAGCTGTAGGCTCCGTCGCCATTCTACTGCGCGTGCTGAAGGGCCGCATCTTTCTAAAGGTGCTGGAAACTCTCTACCTCACACCGGCCTGGGATCAGCAAGCACCAGATACGCTTGAGACGGTTGCAGAGAAATACAAAGTCCAAGGCAGTGTCCTCGCCAGCATGGGCTATGAAATCACCGATAAGCAGGCCACATATTGGTTCATGCGCGTCTGGGACAGTCAGAGCGAAATCTGGTTCGTTCCCTGGCTTACCACGAGCCGCGCCCCCCCTGAGATCGATGAAACTCGCACCACCCGACATGGCCTTGGGTTTGTCCCCATCGTTTGGATACGCAATCTCCCAGGTGGGCCCGATGGCACGGATGGCATCGATGGTGCGTGCACCTTCAAACCTGCAATTGAAACGTCCATCGAGATAGACTACCAGCTGAGCCAGGCTGGGCGTGGCCTGAAATACAGCTCCGATCCTACACTGCTGATCCGAGAACCCGCCGGTGGTGGCAACGACCTTGTTCGTGGCGGCGGCAATGCGCTCGTCGTCTCCGAGAACGGCGACGCTCGCTTGCTTGAAATCAATGGCACTGCGGCGGCGGCGGTCATCGACTACATCCGAACTTTACGTGAACTCGCCCTCGAGGGCGTGCATGGCAATCGAGCCAGTGCCGATCGTCTGACCACCGCGCAATCTGGGCGCGCACTGGAGATGATGAACCAGGGCCTGATCTTTCTCGCTGACAACCTCCGCGTCAGCTACGGTTCGGCCATTTTGCAGCTATTCCGCATGATCATTGAGGCGAGCCACCTCTATCGACTCACTACACATCACGAAGTCTTGCTGCCTCTCGACCGCACGGCTCGTCTTCGACTGAAATGGCCTCGCTATTTCGCACCAGACGCGCAGGACCGCAGCCTTGAGGCCCAAACCCTCGCCACATTGACGCAGGCTGACCTCCTTTCACCCGAAACAGCATTGCGCAGCATTTCTGATCTTTATTCCGTCTCCGATATCGCCGCTGAACGCGCTCGTATCGCCCAGGAGCAAGCATGACCGAAGCAACAACCACAACCACTGCAATTTCCTCTCCAGATGAGCGCATTGTCGAACTAGAACGCAAAATCATGGAGCAAGAGGCGCAATTCCAGACCCGTCTTATTCATGCAGACTTGAAAGCTCATGCGATCAAGGCAGGCATGGTCGATTTGGATGGTCTGAAACTTGTTGACCTCAGCGGTATCAAGCTCAATGCAAATGGTGAGGTGGAGGCTGCGGATCGCTTGATGTCTGATCTGCGGCGCAGCAAGCCATGGCTGTTTCAAGGCACGAGCTCTTCCACCACGGTAGCCGCCCCTCCAACCACTGCACCAAACGTGAAGCGTGCGACCATCATGAGCCATGACGAATGGCAGGCCGCGCGTGCGGAGCTTCTCCGCCGTCGTTAAACTGGGCGGCAACCCCAGCACGCCTGCCGCCCAATTAAAATTTCACACCAAGCTCTCGTATCCGCGAGCGCTCGCGCATCCCTATGAGGAAATATCAAGTTGGGTATTCAGAATTTTCCGGCGGCTCTTCAGCCCATCATCCAGCAGGGCTTCCTGGAACGCGAATTCCAGGCCGCTCTCCATAGCCGCCTTGGCTACCGTATGTGCGCGGACCGGCAGGAATTTGCCGTCGGTATCGGCGAGACGCTGACTAAGACGCGCGCTGGCCTCAAGCCATCGGTCACCACGCCGATCATTCCGGCGCTGAATACCAATCTCGACAATGGTCTGACGGCGGCCACGTTTGCGGTCGAACAATATACTATTACGTTGAACCATTATGCGGCAACAACCGATCTCAATATGGTCACCTCGCGTGTGGGCATTGCCAGTCAGTTCCTGCTGAATGCTGCTATCAATGGTGAACAGGCCGCACGATCTCTTGATGAACTGGCACGCAACGCTTTGTTCAATCCTTACTTTGGAGGCAACACTCGTGTTCGTGTTTCGCTTGGGTCTGCAGGACCGTCTGTGGCTGTTGATGACGTTCGGGGTTTCCAGAGTGTCTTTGTCAATGGCGTTCAAACGCCAGTCGGTGGCAGCACGTCTCTTTCCGTTGTGGTGGGTTCCACTCAATATAATCTGATCGGTGTAACTGCCGATGCCTCAACCTACTCTACTGCCCCCAATGCGGTCTCTGGCGTATTGACTTTCAGTGCCAACGTTTCGGTATCAGACGGCACGGCCGGTAATGCCGTCACCGCCGCGACCGCTAGCTCGATCATGCGGCCCAATAGTCGCACCACGACTGCCAATCTCGTGGCCGGCGACCTGCTCGACATGTCGACCCTGCTCAACGCCGTCGCCCAGCTTCGACTTAATGCCGTCCCGGAGATCGACGGCGTCTACAACTGTTACCTTGATCCGGTCAGCGCCCGGCAGCTGTTTTCTGACCCGAGCTTCCGCCAGCTCTTCCAGGGTGCCACATCCGCCAATCAGGTGTTCCGCAAAGGCACCATCAGCGAGTTTCTGGGCCTTCGCTTCATGCTTACCACCGAAGCTTACACTCAACCGTCACCCACCGTCTCCGGCGCTCTTGTGCGGCGCCCGATTATCTGTGGGCAGGGCGCACTCATCGAAGGCGACTTCGCCGGTATGGCAGACGCGGACGTCGCCCCGGCGGACAGTCTGATCTCCCTCGTTGATGGTGTCGCGATGGTTACCCGTGAGCCGATCGATCGCCTCCAGCAGATCATTGCGCAAAGCTGGTATTGGATCGGCGGCTTCTGCGCTCCCTCTGATTCCACCACAAGCGCATCGGTTCTGCCCACAGCCACCAACGCCAACTACAAACGCGCGGTAATGATCGAACACATCGGATAGCAGGCGCTGCAACGAAGGCGGCCCTCGCGACATCGAAGGCCGCATTAGCGCCGAGCCGCCAGCAACGCAGGGAACGCAACATGGCTTTTCTTGACAGCGAACTAACCGACCTGCGTCGCCATATGGGCTATCCGGCTTATGGGCTCGGCAATGGTGGTTTCAGCAATTGGCGCTTCTACCAAGCATACGGGTTACTTGAATACCGTATGCAGCGCCTCTCGGGTGCTGAGGAGGCGGTGGCGCGAACCTATCTTACCACCCTCGCTACGCTTGAGGCCGCCATTACAAACGCCTCCGCCACATTGGACACCGATTCCGCGGCCGCGTGGGTCCGTAACGCACGCGAGGTTGCGGATCGGACCAGGCTCTTTGACGACTGGCGTCGCCGCCTCTGTGGCTTTTTTGGCGTTCCCCCAGGACCGGCCTTAGGCGATGGCGAGTTGAGGCTAGTCGTGTGATGGACGGTCGTACCCTGCAAGACCGGATCTACAACGGATATGGTAAAGCTGCCTCCGCGATCGGCATGGACTGCGACCTCTTTCGTCCTTGCAATGCCTTTGACCCGCTGGCGGCGGAGAACCGCATCATGCGGATGCCGGTCGCCTTCTTGCCGGTAGGTGGACGCATCCGCCGACCGGTTCTGCAGACCGATCCGTATTGGGAGGGTGTTTTTGACGCCGCCTACGCGGAACCTGGTGACATTCTGCGACGCCGCGCAGACGATGCGGTTTTCTTCATTGCCGCTAAGCAGCCGCTGCTTCCGGTGCTGTGTGTCCGGGCGCTGCGGACGATCGCCATTGCGCGCCCCTCAACAGCAAATTCTGCGGGGCTCAATCTTTACGGGGGCACAGTCACGGCGCTGGACACCACTATTGCAACGGGATGGCCGGCAAGCCTGGAAATTACGGCCGGTAGTGGTACTGCCACAGCCGGTATGCAGTCGGAACTTACTCCGGCGGCTTGGAATGTCCAACTCCCTGGAAGCCTTCGACTGGACTTGCAAGTCAGCGATATCATCACCGACGACCAAGGCAGAATCGGTGTCATCTCTATCGCAGAGACCACAGATTTCGGCACACGCTTGACGGTTAAACAAGCCTCGACCTAGGAAATGCGCACTCATGGCCGATCTTTCCGACGTCGAAACCGTCCTTGCGGCGTTACTCACCAACACAATCTACCCTCAAGGTACCAATGCGCCTTCGATCTTGGGAGGCCTCGTTAAAATCTATAGGGGATGGCCCAATCAATCAGCATTAAACGCTGACTTGGCCGCCGGTACAATCAACATCACAATCTACCCAGATCCGGCGCAGCATCGCATCACCACCCGCTATCTCGACCCGCCAACGGCTGAAACGCCGGTTGCCCCGATGCTGACGGTTACGACCACAGCGCAATCGGCATCTTTCGCTGGTATCGCGAGTGAGGGCCAAGTAGCAGGGGTGCTCGTCGACAACAGCGCTTTCGTGCACCGGACCGCTCCCGGCGATACGCCTGAACTCGTGGCTGCAATCATCGCCACCTATATCCGGACGCAGCGCATCGTTCAGGTGAGAGGGGCTACCCTGACCGTTCCAGGTGCGGGATCATTGATCGCTCGCGTTGTCGCCGATCAATACACACTTTCTGAAACACGTAGGCAGATTCAGGGCTTTCGCGTTACTTGCTGGTGTCCAACGCCCGCGTCACGTGATCAGACGGCGATCCTGCTCGACCAAGCGCTTAGCCAACAGAACTTCCTGACGTTGCCGGATACCAGCCAGGCTCGTCTACGTGAGACTCGCACACTGGTTTTTGATCAAAGCCAGAACGCCAACCTCTATCGGCGCGATCTTCTCGTAGCCGTTGAGTATGCAACAACAATCGCAACGATTTTGCCGGCGGTCATATTTGGAGACAGCCGTATTTTGCCTAATGGCGTCCAAACACAGTCTCTCCTCGGCTGAAGGAACTTCTATGAATATAATTCTCGTGGTCACGCAGGCCTTTGGTCCGCATGGCAAGGGCGACCACATCAGTGACCCCGTCCTCATTTCAGAAATCTTGGCCGGCGAATATTCCGGCCATGTCGTGCGCATCCGGGCACCAGCCGCGTCCTCGCAGGAGCACTAATTCATGCCGATCGTGCAACAGGGCAACATCAATACGACCGCCCTTGTCGTCCCCGACCTCTATGTCCAGATCGTGCCTCCGCAGAATCTCGTTCTGAACGGCGTTCCCACCAATATCTTGGGTGTTGTCGGCACAGCCAGCTGGGGCCCCGTTGGGCAGCCGGTGATCGCATCGACCATGGCAGATTATGCCCGGAACTTTGGTCCCGTCATTGCTCGCAAATACGACATGGGCACGGCAGTGGCAGCGTCTGTTCAGCAAGGAGCTTCTAATTTTCGGTGCATCCGTGTGACTGACGGCACAGATACTGCTGCCGCTTTGACGCTGCCTGGGACCAGCTTTGC